CGTACTAGTGAGGAATTCACTGGCATATTCTTTTCATACTTGCTCAAGTTCAAAATCGAAAGGTGAGGTAATTTCCTAGAAACCACGCGCGGCAAAACGTGTGACTTAACCTCCTCACGAACAACTACTCGTTCCTGTTTAACCCTACCGAAAACGGCTAAGTTTGGCAGTTGCGGACTAAAACAACCATAACCACCACGTTCTTTACTCAAAAAAGCAATCATCCATGAATTACTTTGTAAACCGGCTTTAAACTGTGCAGGTGAGGTACCCCAAAACTCCATCGTTTTCAACATATCCGATGGTCTAGAACTCAAAAAATGCCCATTCCTTCGCCATAACATAGTGAATTCAGAACAAATTGTGCTCATCATCTCAGGTCCGGCTCTCAGAAGTGGGTGTTGTAAGTCAGCAGCGCAAAAACCACTAATCCCTCTAATCACACTTGCACAAGATACACCACCATAGTAGTTGACACGACAAAACTCAAACCAACCACCTTTAACACTAGAAAAATGTTGTTTTTCTGGCTTCCCTGAGCTCCCCATCGCATCAAAAACCGACTGCGCAATTGGACCAGCCATTGGTGAAGACCAACACTCGACACTATCATCGCCCTGATGTAAAGATGAGTATAAATCGTAACCGTAGGTGCGCTTTAAAAAACGTTTTATCACACGCCCTAGAGCCACATTAAAAGTGGTATTGATCAACATTGTGTGGCGCCACCCTGTCATCAAACCGTAATTCCACTTAAAAAACGTCCCATCAACCTCAACGCCAACATCATCTAAACATAAGTTTATCTTCTCGACATTAGCCATAACTTCTTTTTGACCACGCATCTCTGCTTCAGCGTACACTCCAGAATAAAACAATTTTATCTCCGAGTGCTTATGACGCACGTTAAAATTCGCATAATCACGTGCTGTCACGTACCCGATTGCAGCTGCCTCTTTCATAAAGTTCATCTTCCGCAACCGTGTAGTTTCGGAAACGAGCATTGGACATTCTTTCAAACCGGCCATGAACGTATCTTCCCCATATTGAGATAACCTATTCTGCAAAATATACAAAACTAAAGAACCGGGAACCAAATTTCGCTGCTTAGCAGTTTCCGTCTTTTGAATGACCGTTGAACGCGAATGTAATTTGTCGAAAGCGCATTTCATCTCTTCTTGCTCAGACAACATAAAACCGAAAGCCAATTTCTTGTTCATATCTTGCTTATCTATTTCATAAGCTTGAAATGGCACATCGGAATTCGAAATAGAACCAGTTGGCACGTTTGTAAAGGCGGTTGTTGAGGTGTGTAAAAAACCGAAACTTTTTAATTTTGGATTGTTGCAAACACTTGCTCCAAATTCACGTCCCAAAGAGAAAATTTCCCTATTCAACTCCTCTTCTAAAGCGTGTGTTTTCCCTGAAAACATGTTAGTTGTAACTCGCAAATCGTCGTAATTCAAACGTTCCTCCATATCCGACCGATCAAAAAAGGCGTTATCATCGTACCTCCCCAGAAAGTGATCTACATATTGCCAAGAAGCTGGGTCCGCGTAAACACAATTCGAATTCCCTGTGTTGCGACGCAGCTCTAATTTGAGTGGCTTAAAACGCTTAGCCGCGCAATCATGACAACAATTTAAAAAACGAGTGTTGTTCAGATCTTGTAATATAGGTAAAACGCCTACCATACAAGTGGTCACCGCTGTATTAACAAAGGCCATCCATCCCAAAAAACTAGCGTCAACTAACAAGTCTAAAAGTGGAAAAAGATCAACGCGTCCGAATAACCAATCATACATCAATGATTTGTTAAATTTACAGCGTAATAGTAAACTCCCACTCCACTTGTGGCACACATCAAACATCGTGTAAAAACGTCGCCGCGACACTTTTGATCCCAACATAACACCTAATAAAACCTTCCTCCTTTCGGCATGGGTACACAAAGTATCTAGTGTCTGATCATAATCGAAACCGTCAGCTGTGTCATCGCGCCAGCTTGTCACATCAAGATCATCAGCTGGCTCATTCAATCTAGGAACCGAAGAAATAGCACGTCTAACATCCTTAAGTTTTTGAACTACTTCAAAATAACTAACTTGGGAGCTCAAATCACGCTTAGCATCTTCATTCACACAGGCAATTCTGACAATTGGAACCGAAAACGAAGCATTTGTCTGTCTGTCTGCCTTATCAGAATGATGACATACCCCGCATAACAACAACGATTCATTCAACACAACGCGAGGGCATCTGATATCACTTGCATAAGTCGGGCGGTGACCAAGGTGTCTATCAAACCAATTTTTTCCCACAATCGATGCCTCAACGACCGAAGAGCGACAAACCGCATCACAAAAAACGAAAAATAAAGAATCGTGACTAAGGATGCGCTCAAGTACACATATGAAAGTGCTCCAAAGAACACAACTTTTCGCACCAG